GGTATACAGATAATAAAACTATTACCAGAGAAAAAGAAAGGTGTGTTGGTTCATAGTTACGCATTGCCTGGAACAAATCTAAAAAAACATATAACTTACTTTAAATATATACTAGATCATTTTAACATCATTATGATTGTAGGCGACTACAATGGCGGCGTACAGTTTATAAATTCCTGCAATGAAAGCGACTTGTTTAAAAAAAATAAAATACAAATAGGAATATTTGAGGGAGATTTTAACAACCCACATGATTATAGTAAAGATTTAAGAGAGGCTAGAAGAAAATATAATATTCAAAGTAAAGTCATATGTCACTTACGAAAGCCTGTATCAGTGTGGATAAGAAATGCAAACGAAATGTTACAAACCGCTTTTGATAGAAAAAAAATATACTTTGCAGCTACAGCAATGGATGATAACTACTCAATGCAAAAATCTAAAAAAATACCAATTAAAGATTTAAAGTTTTCAAAGTATGAAGATGAAAAAAATATAGGAGCTAAGATGATTGATTTTATTGAACACCAAAAAGATATGATTGATTTAACAAAAGCCGAATGTGCACTTATACAAGTATCTAGTTCAGCTGGAGGAACTCAAAGTTTTGATCTTCCGCCTAATTTAAAAAGACAAAAAGGCGTAGATAAGGCAAGAAAAGATTCATATTCTGCATTAATATTAGGTAACTGGGGAATGAATATATATTATGATATGATGGATTTGCCAAAAGAATCGCAAGCTGGGTTTACTCCAATGTTTATTTAAAAAAGTTAAAAAAGTAACTTTTAAAAGTGTAATTAACTTTATAATAAGATATGGCCAAAAGAAAATATAATAAAAAATCTAACTATTGGAACAAATTCAAAAAAGTGGAACCTCAGTTTTCTAAAGCTAATGAAAATGTAGAGCCCGCCACGGCAGGAGAATCTTACCACGTTTCTACGGGGTCATACAGCAGATCTGGTTCTGTAAGCAATCTCCCAACAAATAATACAAGCGCAAGAATTAACAGATCATCTGTTACAGCCCCACTAAACAAATTTAGTCAAATTAGGGCAGGATTGTTACCTTATGAAATATCTTCTGATGGAATTAATGTTAGAGAGTCTATAGAGCTTTGTCAAAAAGCTTATGCAAATGTGCCAATTTTTAGAAATACTATAGACATGATGTCTGAGTTCGCTAATGCGGAAATTTATCTTGAAGGAGGTAATGCCACATCTAGAAACTTTTTTGAAAAATTATTGGACAGAATAAAAATTTGGGATTTAAAAGATCAATACTTTAGAGAATATTACAGAAGCGGTAATATATTTTTATATAGAATAGATGGCAAATTTACTTTAGATGATTATAAAAAGTTTTCTCAAAACGTATCGGACGGACCATCTTTAAATAAGTTTCCTCTTAAATATATTGTTTTAAATCCTTTTGAAATAGTAGCAAAAAGGAGCACTGTATTTAGTACAAAGGATGGAGCTTATGCAAAGATACTTTCTGAGTTTGATATGGAAAGATTAGCAAATCCTAAAAACGATTACGATCAGGCGGTTTTTGATGCCTTAGAGCCCGAAGTTCAAGAACAAATTAAAAAAGGCGGATATTTTAAAGATGGCTTAAAAATAAATTTAAAGAACGATAGAATTTGTTATAGTTTTTATAAAAAGCAAGATTACGAGCCGTTTGCTATTCCATTTGGATATCCTGTGCTCGAGGATATTAATGCAAAGATGGAAATGAAAAAAATGGATCAAGCTATTATGAGAACAGTTGAAAACGTTATTCTCATGATAACAATGGGTGCAGAACCAGATAAAGGTGGCATCAACCCTAATAATGTTAGAGCTATGCAAAAGCTCTTTCAAAATGAATCTGTTGGAAGAGTTTTGGTTTCTGATTATACAACAAAAGCTGATTTTGTTATTCCAGATATTAACAAGGTTGTTGGTCCAGGAAAATATGAAGTTATTAATCAAGACATAAAAGAAGGGTTACAAAATATTATCTTAAATGATGATAAGTATAATGGAGCACAAATAAAAGCGAGAGTATTTTTAGATAGGCTAAAAGAAGCTAGAGAAGCTTTTATACAAGATTTTTTACAACCAGAGATAAGAAGAATATCAAAAGATTTAGGATTTAGACAATACCCAACAGTTAAATTTAAAGATATTGATCTTAGAGATGAAGTTCAATTAATGAGAGTATCTACTAGATTAATGGAACTTGGAATAATAACTGCAGAACAAGGAATGACACTTTTCCAAACTGGACGTTTCCCTAAAGCAGAAGAATTAGAACAAGCACAAGAAAAATTTGTAGGACAAAGAGAAAGAGGTTACTTTAATCCAATTGTTGGCGGAGCCCCAATGATAGATGAAGAAGAAATGAACAAACCTAAAGTTCAACCAACAAATGGCATGCCTGGAAGACCAGAAGGTTCTGAAGATCAATTTTCAAGAGCAAACATTCAAGGAACCATTTACGAAGTAGAAAGTTTGAGAAATGTAGCCTTTACTAAACTTAGAGACAAACTTAAAGTGGGCGGAAAAGGTTTCTCAAAAGAACAAGAAAAAATGGTGGATAAATTGTGTGAATCTGTAGTGTGTTCCACTGAAAAAGAAAATTGGTCCGATCAGATCATTTCTTGTGTAAATGATTTTAACGTAATAGAAAAATTAGGAACATTAGATGGCGTTCTTGATATTTCTGAATCACATAAATTAGAACTATATCCATCAGCAATTTTATATCACTCAAATGAAAGAAATTAAAAATCCATTAGTAGCGAATATTGATCGTTCAAACGGCAATATTGAAATCTCAATCGCTAAAAAATACAAAGAATCAGAAGAAGCAACTTATAAGTCTTTTATGAGCGTATGTGCCATGGATGACAAGGCTCTTGTTGATACAAGCAAAATGGATAAAGAAGGAACCATGGCTGCTTGCGGTATGCAATATGATAAAATGCGCGCAATGATAAATGAAGTTGGCAAAGGCGGACTAACAGAAAAACAAAAAAAATTACCACCAGCTTTACAAAAAGCCATTCTTAAAAAAATGAAAAAAGACGGTAAAATTACTGAAGAAGAAGCTGAGGCAGCTTCAAAATTGCTTTCAAAGGATGATGAAAAAAAAGTAGAATTAGCTCCTCAGGATGATATGAAAGTCATAAAGAATCCTAAAAAGGATGCATAAGTATACAACAACTTTTGAATTTGAAGTTCAGGCCTGTAAAGAAATAGCAGGAATAAATATAAGTTCTGCCAATATTGAGAACTTGAGATCTTTAATACCCAACTCCGTAAATTTAGAAAAAAATATTGATTTAATGGGCGTTGCGTTTAATGCTGCCGTTGTTAATGAATTTAATAGAAATGGTGATGGCATCAACACTAAAACAGCAATAGAATCAGTACAACAATTTATACACAAACCAACAAACATAGAACACAATAAAAAGAAGGTCGTTGGTCATATCGTAAACGCTGGTTTCAGCGATTACTCTGATAGTTCACTATTAGTTAATATAGATGAAGAAACTGATCAACCATTTAATATAGCTTTAGGAGCAGTTGTATATAAGACTGTAGATAAAGATTTTTTTGAAACTTTAAAAACAAGCACTGATCCAAAAAGTAAAATGCACAACAAAGTTTCTGCAAGTTGGGAAGTGGGCTTTAGTGAATATAAAATTGCTGTAGGAAGCAAAAATTTAAAAGATGCAGAAATAATTTCTGACCCTCAAAAAGTAGATGAAATGAAAGGCATGTTAAAAGGTTTTGGGGGCAAAGGAATGACCGAAGATGGCAAACCAATTTATAGATTAATAAGTGGAAAAATTTATCCACTTGGAATAGGATTTACAATGAAACCAGCTGCAAATGTTCAAGGCGTCATAAGCAATGAATACGAATCAGAAGAAGACAATAAAGATGAAATTTCTAAGTCAAATAAAACACAAACCAAGGTTCTAGAAAAAATATCTGACAAAATTTCACAAAATTTAAAAAATACTGTAAACAATACTAAAATTATGGACTTAGAAACTCTACTATCAGAAATCAAAGCCTCTCTTACTGAAAAGAAATTTTCCGAAGAGGCAATCGCTGGCATGACAGCAACATTTGCTGACGCCATTAAACAAAAAGATGATGAGTACAAAGCTTCTCTTGAAGCTGCGGAACAAGAGAAGGCTGAAATCGCATCTGCGAAAGAAGAGCTTCAAAATTCTGTAGAATCTATTAAAGAAGAGCTTAAAGCTGCTCAAGAGCGCATCGAGAAGTTCGAAAGCGAAAAAGCTGCGCAAGAAGCTATTGCTCGTTTTAATTCTCGTATGGAAGAAATTGATTCTATTTATGAGCTTGAAGAAAGCGATAGTTCATTTATTGCTGAAAAAATTAAAGGCCTCGATGAGTCCGATGAAGCTTTCGCATCTTTTAAAGATGAGCTAGCTGTTTTCTGGGCATCAAAAAATAAAGAAGCCAAGGCAAAACAAGAAGAAGCAATCGCAGCTCGTGTTGAAGAAGAAATTGAAAAACGTCTTAACAAATCAGAAGCGTCTGAAGAAACCTCTGAAGAAACAGAAGTTGAAGTTGACGTCGAAGCAGCTCTTGAAAATGCAGAAGCAACCGAAGAAGCTCTTCCTAACAATAACGAAGCACAGGCTTCATCAAAAACTTTCAAGGAAAAATTTGCAGCTGCGTTCAGCCGTGAAAATATCCTAGGATAAACTAAACTAAACAAAATTTAACTTAAAAATATTATGGCACTTAGACTATTACCATTTAGACAATACGACGAGCAAGATGTGGTAAACATTTATGCTCTTGAGTCAGGTCTCGCCCTCGCTGCTACTACAGATGACGGCTCGGGTTCCAATGGTGTATTTGTTAAAGTTGGCGATGGTAACTTTAATCAAGAGCTTATCACTTATGGTAGTGATTCATATCTTGGTAAAACAAATTATCCATTCGTTGGCGGAGACATGTATCCAGTAAATAATCTGGAAGTTACACCTGCAGGTTCTGGAGAATTACCTCTAGGCTTGACACTTAATCAAACCGCGAAGAATGACGAAAACGGTGAAAAGCTTCTTTACAATACAACTAAAA